TTCGATCTTGCAGCATCAATGACTCAACCTAAGAACGCAATGTCAACTATGGTTGTTGAGGATGAAGAAACAAAAATTGATTTCTTTAATGCAATATCTAACCCAACTAAAAAATTACAAGAATGCATTGGAGAGACAATAGCAGTTAAAGATGTTTACATCGAGATCATAGAGCTAGAGTCAGAACAAACAAAAAAACTAGTTAAATGCCCTAGAATAATCTTAATAGATCTTGATGGAAATTCTTTTCAATGTGTGAGTATGGGAATATATAACTCACTTGCAACATTATTTAAGATCTATGGTATGCCAACATGGAAGAATGGTTTAAAGCTAAGAACTAAAAGTGTACCCGTTGGTAAGAACAATTCAACAATGGTATTAGTTGCGGTAAAATAATTAATAATGGCAGCTCAAAAGGGGATTATTAATTAATCCCCTTTTTGTTGTAGAAAGGAGGAGACAAATTATGACACCTAATGGGGTGGAATATGATTTAACAAAGTCAAAATATATTTGCAGATGTAGCTATGAGGACAACATTAAAATTCAATTTAATTTTTCTAGTAAACTCTATTTAGAAAAATTTATTAATTACCTTCAAACAATTAAAAAAGAGAGAAAAGATAAAATAAATAAATATGTGGGTATTGATTTAAATATTGATTTTTATTTAGATGCAACCTATTATTCTAAGTTAGAAAAAAGAGGTTTTTATTTAAAAATTAATGGAGAAGAAAAAAGATCCTTTAATGAAATTAGTTTTATAAGTAAACTATTAATTGAATAGAGGTTAAATAAATGGGGGATAAAAGTATAAAATGGAGGGCTAAAGATGAAAAACTTTTAGCAAGTAAGGTCAAAAACTTTAATTCAAAAATAGATAGGTTAAAGAAAAAAGGTTTTGATGAAACTCTTTTACCTGAGAAAAAGAATTATAAGGAACTAAGATCCAAAATTGACAATAGAAGAACTTTTAAAGCTGAAATGGATATTATAGGTGGACTTACTAAAAGAGGTTCTGAAAAAGTAAATAAAACAAATAGATCTGCATTCATCCCAGATTTTGCAAAGGAAGAAATTAGAGTTAAGCTCAGGGAAATAAATTACGAGAGAATGAAGTTAAAACATGAAATGCAAAACATGGAAGGAACTCACATAGGTCAGAAAACAGGAACTTTAGCAAAAGAGATTTCGGCCCTAAATGTTAACGATATTCATAAAAAGAAGTTTAATTTCAAGAATATGAGTAAAAAAGAATATGAAAAATTTAGATTGCAACTCGGAGAATATTCTTTAAGTCGTGATGAAAAAGATAAAAATTATAGAACACATTTCTATAAGGCCCTAGAGAATTTATTAACAGAAGAAGAATATAACAAGCTAACTGGACTCATGAATGAAATTACCACAGATACACTTGTTAAAGCTTACTATACAGATACAACGCTGCATATTGCTTTTAGGTATGATCCTCTAGAGCGAGAAAAAATATTTGATATATACATGAAGGGTTGGAATAGAGTTTTAAAAAATCAACCGAAAGAGGAAAAAGAAATTCATACAATGGATTCAGGAGAATGATAGGAGGGTAGGCCCATGCTATTTACAGCAGATTTTGAAACAACAACTAATCCAAAAGATTGTAGAGTGTGGGCCTATGGACTATGCGAGATAGGAAATCCTTCTAATTTCATTTATGGTAATAATATTGACGATTTCATGTATTATTTAGAGCATCATAAAAAGAATTTAAAGCTATGGTTTCACAATGCCAGGTTCGATTGTACCTTTATAATGTATTGGTTATTTAGAAATGGTTTTAAACATGTTGAGGATAGAAAAGATTTAAAAAATAAAACCTTTATAACTCTAATTTCTGATAAGGGTCAATTCTATAGTATGAAAATAGTTTTCAAGAAAAGTGGACATAAGACAAAATATGTTGAGATATTTGATAGTTTAAAACTTTTAAGTTTCTCAGTAAAACAAATTGCAAAGGATTTTAAGCTACCTATACAAAAGTTAAAATTAGGATCACATCCAATAAGAAATAAAAAATTTATGATGTTTTCTTATGATATTCTGCAATATTTTAAAGGTAGAAAGAGAATTAAAAAATATGATATTAAATTATTACAATTAGGTTATAAGGGTTTTAGAAAAAAGGGACATATAATATCAGAACATGAATTAAAGTATTTAACTAATGATTGTGAAGTTATGTCCCGTGCCTTAGATTATATGATGAATGTTTTAGGTATGACTAAAATGACAGTTGGTTCCAATGCTCTAGCAGAATATAAAGATGTTATAGGAAAATATAAATTTCAAGATTATTTCCCTATATTAGATTTTGAAATTGATAAGGTTGTACGCCAAAGCTATAAAGGTGGATGGACTTACTTAGATAGTAGGTTCGCAAATAAGATAATAGATGGGGGGATCGTGCTTGATGTTAACGCCTTATATCCTTCTAGGATGTATGATTGTTTATTACCGTATGGAAGACCACTATATTTTAAAGGTAAATATAAAAAAGATGATCTTTACAATTTATATGTTCAAGTTTTTGAATGTCAATTTGAATTAAAAAAAGATCACCTTCCAATAGTTCAAATAAAAAATAACTTAGGATCTTTTATTCCAACTCAATATTTAAAAGATAGTGCAGGGGAATGTCCTAGACTTTGTATGACAAATATTGATTTCACATTATTTAAAGAACAATATGATGTTTACAATATAGAATATTTTGGAGGATATAAGTTCAAGAGCAGCAACATATTCTTTAAAGAGTATATTGATAAGTGGAATGGAAATAAGATGAAAGCTAAAGATGAAGAAAATGGGGCCATGTATGTAACATCTAAATTAATGCTTAATAATATTTATGGTAAATTTGCTTTAAATCCAAAGGTTCGCAGTAAGATCCCCTGCTATGATAAAAAAGAGGATAAGCTTCATTATAGTTATGGTGAGGAAGAAATAAGAGATCCAATTTATATTCCAATGGGAACTTTTATAACAAGTTATGCAAGGGATAAAACGATCAGAGCAGCACAGGCTGTTTACCCTAGATTTATGTATGCAGACACAGATTCCCTACATCTTAAAGGATATGATATTCCAGAAGAGTTAAAAGATCAAATAGATTCTAAAAAATTAGGTTGGTGGGATCATGAATTCACTTTTGATAAGGCTAAATATTTAAGACAAAAAACCTACATGGAGAGAGGACACAATCCTAGTAAGCCTAATCAAGAAATATACACTAAAATCACATGTGCAGGAATGCCCTCCGCTTGTTATGGTCAAGTAAATTTTGAGAATTTTGCAATAGGATCAAAATTCAAAGGGAAATTAACCCCTATGAATGTTTCTGGTGGAATAGTTTTAGAAGACACTTTATTTACAATTAAGAATTTTAAAGTTTTATAAAAAGGTTAAATAAATGTAGTAAAATATCTCAATAATGGTATAATAACTATGAGGAATAAAATAGTTGTAAAATTGAATATTGTGGGGGATTTGACAGGTGAGGAACTTGCCTCCCTATATTGGACTATTCAAAGTTCACTTTTTACTCATTTATAAACCTTAATTTTCAATCGTGGGCCTATACACTTCAAAAAAGTGTGGCCCACATAATTTTTATTAGGAGGGATGTAGCATGGAACAAAGAAAATTAAAATGTATAATAGATGAATCCATTTATTATGATGGTAACAATATGCTAAGCTATAACTCTTTATATAATTATGTGGTTGGAGGTCGTGGAGTGGGTAAAACATTTTGGGGTAAAAAGCATGTTATTAAAAAGTTTCTCAAGGATGGTTCACAGTTTGTATATTTAAGAAGATATGATTCAGAGCTAGATGAAAGGTCGAAATTTTTTGCTGATATAAAAAAATCTTTCCCAGATCATAAATTCACAGTTAAAGGCTATGAATTTTTTATAGATGGAAAGGCAGCAGGTTTCTGTATGTGTTTAACCAAAGGACTTACAAAAAAGTCTACACCTTATCCAGATGTAGAAACTATTCTTTTTGATGAATTTCTAATTGATACAGTGAACACATGTTACAGATATTTAAAGAATGAAGTAAAACAGTTCTTAGAGTTGTATGACACTATTGTAAGACTTAGGGATATAAGAGTTATATTTTTTGCAAATAATGTTAGTTTAACCAATCCTTATTTTTTACATTGGGGTGTATACACTTTAAATATAAAAAAAGAATTCCACAAATTTAAAGACAATGAAATTTTAATTCAGTTCCCACAGTGTGAAACATATAAAGAAGTAAAAAGAAAAACAAGATTCGGTAAGTTAAATATAGGTACAACCTATGGAGATTATGCAATAGAAAATAAATCCTTAATAGATAATAATGATTTTATAGCAAAGAGAACAGGCAAGGCCTTTTTTCAATTTTCAATTGTTTATGAGGGGATCAAGTACGGGATCTGGTGTGATTATTCCATAGGTAAGATGTATGTTTCTTACAAGTGTGATCCTAGTTTAAATATATCTTATGTGTTAAAACAAACAGATCACACTGTTAATACACTTTTATTAAATTCTAATTCCAAAATATTAAAGAATTTTGCTAAGAATTTTCAGATGGGAAATGTCTTATTTGAAAATACAGATGTAAAGAACAGGATGTATGGGGCATTAAAATTAATTATGTAGGAGGAAATATTTATGAAAGCAGAAGAACACACAAAACTAATGTTAGAACTTGCGGAAATTGTGAAGGGAGGTGAAGGACAAGCCAGAGCATCTGAGGTTATAGCGGAACTTACAAAAGATTATGGGACAGAAAAAACAAGTTATGATCTTGTTTTCACTGAAAAAGAAAGTCTTACAAAAGCTAATCAAGATCTTATGGTTAGTAACAACAAATTACTCTTAGAGCTACCACAATTCAATAATGCCCAGGATGTTATTGACAATCTTGAAGGCGGAGACGACTTCGATGCAAAAAATGATTTTAGCAGTTTATTTAATGATAAGGGGGAATTAATCTAATGGCAAATTTAAAAGCAATACTCGACACATTCGCAGCCAACGCAAGTGAATATTACACTGATAGGGTTCCTGCAACAACAAAGGAATCACTTACAACTATAGGTGGCGTAATAGTAACGGATACAAAAATCAGAAATGAGTTCTTAGATATGCTTGTTAATAAAGTTTGTTTACAAATTATTGAGACAAGAAGATATAAGAATCCACTTGTAAACTTAAAGAAGGGTGGCTCACCTTACGGAAAATATATCGAGCATATCATGGTTAACCCTGCAATAGCAAAAACTTATGACTATAAAACAACAGATCTTTTTAAAGTTGATAAACCAGATGTTAAAGCAACTTACTATAAAGTTAATAGGTTGGATCAGTACGATGTTAGTATAACTAAGACAATGCTAAGACAAGCCCTAACAAGTGATGCTGAAATGGGTGGACTTATAGCAGTCATTGTAAACTCTTTATATTCTGGTGATGCTCAGGACGAATTTATTTTAATGAAAAACTTATTCACTAAAGCAATAGTTGCAGATCATGTTACAAAAATTAGCGTGTTTAGTGGGGATATGTCCAACATGGATGCAGCAGATAAAAAAGAACTTGCATCAAACTTACTTGAAAATATTCAACTATATACAGATATGTTTACCTTTGTATCGGATGAATATAACAAGTATAAAGCTTTAGTTGTTTCATCAAATAATTATGTTTCACCTGCGGATGATGTTGCAATAGCCGCTATAACCCCAGCACAAACATTCTGCCCTATTGCTAATCAAAACGTGATTATAACTGCATTCGCAAAGAACTTAATTAATATAAATGTTTTAGCCACTGTATTTAATTTAAGTATTATAGAATTACAACAAAAAATGATAGTTGTTGATGATTTAGGTCCAGGTGTACTTGCAATACTAGCGGATGAAACTTTCACGCAGGTTCGTGATGTTGATTTCTCTATTGAAAACTTCTACAACCCACAACAAAGAACAATGAAGTATTTCTTAAACCATGATCAAAGCTTAGGTTATTGTACATTTGCAAATATAGTTGCATTCACTTATACAGATGTTCCAGCTTAAGAGGTGGTAAGATATGAGAGATAATAACACAGAGGTACATTTTTTAAATGTGCCTCTATCTTTAGATAATGAAAATCAAGTTTTCTTTGGCAGTTTATCTACTCAAGAGACTTATTTTAGATCACACATATTGGAGCAATTTGATTTATTAGATTCAACTTATCAAAGAGCTGAGGAAGGTTATTTTATAAGAATAAATGAAATCCTAGAGTCTTTATATTCTGTTAATTATGTTATGTTTAAAAATACAGCTCTATCTGATAAGTGGATGTATGGTTATGTGACTAAATTGGAGTACAAAGGTGATGATTGCACTTATGTGTATTTTAAAATTGATCCTTTCCAAAGTTTTAGATTTGATTTAACTTTTCATAAATCCTTTGTTGTTCGCCAAACACCTTCGAATCAAACAGATCTTAACACTTTAAAAGATGATCCAGATGAGGGAGTACTCGCAGTAACAAGCAGCTTATCTAATTTTTTAAACGGTTTCTATCTTGTGTTTTGTTCCTCAGATGTGACAATGGCAGACCCCACAGCATCAACTAACGCAGGTTGCCAACTAGGTAGTTGTTTTATACCTTGTCAAGTTTGGTTCTATCAAGATGGAGCGGTAATGAATGCAGATATACTTAGATGGTCTAACGCAGGTTTTGGTGACAGAATAATGTCCGCTTGTTATATTCCATATAAGGCTCCGACTTTAGTCCTTGAAAAATATGCTGACGGTAGTCTTAAAACTATGAACACAGATGGGAACCATCAAGATTATACTATAGCAATAGTAAAACCAGATTATATAAAAGAATTATCTTTCCCCTATATGTTTATTGAATTATTAGACACTATAACGGGGCAGACAAGAAAGTATAATTTAGATAAATTTTTAGATCCTTTAAACCCCACCTTCAGGATCTATGGAGATATATGTGAAAACCCTAGTTATAGAATAGTTCCATTAAATTATAGAGGTCAAACTGATTATAGTGAAAGCATGGTTGTTAATGCAGTTACAAACTTACCTATTACAAACAACCTATATGCTTCATACATGTTAAAAAATAATAATTCTATTCAATCACAATTTTTAAATACCGCCGTTGGTGGTTTAATGTCTTCCCTAGGAGGTAATCCAGTTGGAGGAGCAGTTTCTACATTAACAGGAATAACCGGTCAAGTATCAAAGCTCGCAGATGCTAAGACAATGGGTAACAGTGTAACTAATCTTTCTGATAGTGCATCAATGAGAATTAATTTTTTATCACAAATAGTTTTAAATGTTTATTCAATGGATGATAATCACAAAAGTATGTGTAGAAATTTTTGGAAGATGTTTGGTTATCCAGTTAGCACACTTGCAGATATAAACCTGCCTAGCAGCACAGTTGGATACTCTTATGTAAAATGTGTTAAAGCAAATATAACTGCATCAATTCCGCAGCTTTATTTAGAAGAAATAAAAGAAATGTTTAACAATGGGATTAGTTTATGGCGTGATCCTGCTAATTTTTTAACATGGTAAGGGGTGATAATAATGAGTAGAAATAAAAGCAAAGGAAATAAGAAAAGATTTGAAGACTCTTTTAATCAAAATATAGAAACAGAATTCTTTTTTAAAACTAGGATCAGACTGTTATGCAAGTCAATGTTTGAATGGAAGGGATTACCTGAGGGTGTAGACTCACAATTCGTTGAAAACAACTTATACCATTATGGTAGACTTATGTTCTATAAGCATCCTCAATATGGATATATAATCACTAATGTAAATGATGGTGGGGATTTTAATATTTATAACAGGCCCTTGTCTTATAACTCATGGTGTATAAAATTTAATAGAGCAGTTGCTGCAAAGAGTTGTGTGATAATTAGAAATAATATTGAAGAGCTTCCAACTTCATATTTTGCTAATTATTAT